AGAGTGGTGACGAGGTCGTAAAAGTTGCTGTAGCGAAGGGAAAGGGTAAAGCGTGACACGATGTCCTCCTTATAGGCTCGCAGGGTGGATTTTTGGAAAGCGAGCCGAAGTGATGGTCAACCATCATCTTCTCCTATAGTATATAGCAAACGCTTAATAATGTCAAGCGTTTGAATAGTGTTTTCTCAATTTTATTTAGATTTTTATAAAAAACTTTAAGTAAACGATTGATTTTTATAAAAAATCGTGTTATAATAAAGACACGATAAAACATAAAGGAGTTTTTTATGAATCTTCAGACAAAAATCAACATCGCCCTAGCGCACAGGGGCATGAGTCAGGCAGGACTAGCTAGGGAGCTAGGGATGACTCCGTCCAATTTCAATCAAAAGTTTAAGCGTGAAACCTTTACTCAGTCAGAGCTTGAAGCGATCGCCAAAGTGTTAAACGCACGGTACGTGCAGGGCTTCGTCCTTGAGGAAGGGATCGAGATCCTGTAAGAGTTAATTGAATATCAATTTTTGAAAAGTGTACACTCCCGTACACTTTTTTTTATTTTATAATGATAAAAAAGGAGGATTGTCGATGCGAGGTCGTCAGTACGACACATTGACGAAGGAGAAAGCTCTTGCAGCGATTGCGACGAGCAACAACCTGACGGAAGTGTCGAGAGAACTTAATATCCCTGTGTCAACGCTTGAATCGTGGAAGAAGGAAGCGTTGGCGAAGGACGATGAGTTTGCACGATTTCGTAATGAAAAGAAAGCAGACTTTATCCGCACGGCGTGGCGAATCATTGAAAAGTCCTCTCGGTTGATTGAAAAGAAGCTGACCGCCGCCGATGAGGGCGTTGAAAAGATCGATGCGAAGTCGTTGTCAACCGTGTTGGGAACGATATACGACAAGCAGGCTCTCGCTTCGTCCGAGCCTACGCAGATTGTGGACGGCGAGGTCAAGCTCGTCCGCTTTGAGGATTTATGACGATACAAGACATCATAGACAAGCGGAAAGCACGATGGGAAGAGAAGCACGACATTGAATACGACGGGAAGCTCGTGCAGGCGGCGGTCAGAGAGATCCTGTCGCACGAATCGCTGCGGAACGAGATCCTCGCTAAGCCCTACCTGCTGATACCGTGTGCCTTTGTCATCGTCGACAAGAAGCGAAATACCGTGCCGTTCTTCTTCAACGAAGTCCAAAATGACTTTATCAGACAGCTAGAAACGCACGGCACAGGTCGTCCCTTTTTCGTCCTGAAAGGTCGCCAACAGGGCTTTACGAGCGTTATCACGGCGATTCAATTAGCGTTTGCGATTGTCCGTAAAAACTTCAGCGGATTTACAATGGCTGACCGCAGCGACAACACGATGGCGATCTTCAACGACAAAGCGAGAGTCGTCTACGACAGACTTCCTGCCGAATTGAAGCCACACGAGAAGTTTAACAGCAGGAACGAGATGTTTTTCGACAAGCTAAACAGCTCGTGGCGCATCGCCACGGCAACCGATCAGGTCGGTCGAAGCCGAACGCTCAACTTTGTACATTTCTCCGAGGTAGCCTTCTACGAGTGCGACCTCGCATCCCTTCAGGCAGGTATCGGTGAGGCAATCACCGCCGATGCAATCCAAGTCTACGAGTCAACCGCTAACGGATTCAATCAAGCAAAAGACCTGTGGGATTCCGCCGCCTGTGTCAACCTCTTCTATCCGTGGTGGCGGACGGCTGAGTACCGCTCGACCGAATACGAGTACCTCAACACGACAGACGGATGGCTGATCGAGCGACAAAAGGTCTTGGCGCAGCTCGGCTGTGACCGAGAACAAATCACGTGGTACAGCAAGAAGTACCACGGCTACTTGGACAAGAAGACCATCTGCCAAGAGTACCCGATAACGCCCGAAGAAGCGTTTGTGGCGAGCGGAAACAGTCTTTTCGATAAAGAGGCTATCGCCAACCGCATTGCCGTCCTACAGGGCTTGCAAGTCGTCAAAAAGGGCTTCTTTCGATACAGCAAGACAGCAACGCCCGTGGTCAATTCGGCAGGGCAGGTCGTAGAGGCGGAGTGGCGAATCGATGACATCGAGTTTGTCGAGTCGCCTGACGGCTACATCACGATCCACGCAGAGCCACAGGTTAAGACGGATCAGTACGGCGAGGTGACACACAAAGCACCTTACGTCATCGGCGGCGACACAGCAGGAACAGGCGTGGACTTCTTCACGGCAAAGGTCATCAACAACCTCACGGGGAAGGCGGCGGCAACGCTTCACAAGCAGATGATGGACGAAGACCTTTACGCAGAGCAGGTCTACTGCTTGGGCAGGTATTACAACGATGCATTGATCGGGCTTGAAATTAACTACTCAAGACAACCGACGAGGCTTTTAAGCCAAAAATACGCCTATCCAAACCTGTATCTGCGTGAGCGTGTTGATGCCATCTCGAACAAGACCGTAATGGACTACGGCTTCGAAACGACGAGAGCGACGAAGCCTGTCATCATAAGCGAGCTTGTTGAGCTGATGCGAAACGATCCGACGATAGAGAGCGACATCCCCACGCTCAGAGAGATGACGACCTTCGTCCGCAAGGACAACGGAAAGCTCGAAGCGTTGGACGGATGCCACGACGACCTTGTGATGGCAACGGCGATAGCGCATTTCATCAGCGGCAAGCAAACGCATCAATGGATCGAGGTCGAATCGAGCGAGAATGATTTCATACAGCGTTTCTTCCACAGGCAGGACGATCCCGACGACACCTCGACATTCTTCAATTGGAGTGATTTATGATTTTGACAAAAAAACAACTTAACGAACGCTTAATGCCGATCCAAAACAAGCTTGCAGAGGCGCAGGACAGAGTGCTTGCGCTTGAGGCGACGGTAGACGGCTTGCTAGACGAGCTGACGAGGCGGACGGCGAGTCAAAACAAAAAACTCGTAGCGATCGAGAAAAGACTTCGGCAGATCGAGCAAGACCTCGCAGAACTGAAAGAGGCGACAAAGCCTACGATTTCCAAGATGACGACCGCCGCCGATGAGCAGACCGCCGTCTTCAATGAGGTCATCGACGAATGGCTGAACGGCAAGAAGGAGGACGACGATGAGTGAGCAACAGACCGACGTGACCTCGCTGTGGCAGGATTATCAGAACGGACTTGATTATCAGGTTTCGACGGGTCTTGCAAAAAAGCTCCCGATGTTCGTCAAGTTTTATGAAGGCGACCAATGGGCGGCGGCTACCGAACGCACGAAAAACCTGCCTCGACCTGTTATCAACATTATCAAGATGATCTGCAGGAACAAGAAGTCAGCGATCCTGTCCACGCCTGTCAAGATCGTCTACAAGGCAGAGGACGAAAGCGCAGATGTTGAGCGTTTTAACCGATTTGCGGATTACATTCAAAAAGAGCTTGGGCAGGACGGGCTTGACAAGAAGGCGATTGATGACGGCGTTAAGAAGGGAAGCTACTTCTACCACTATTATTGGGATAGCGAAGCCCGTGGCAAGCAGGGCTTGAAGGACGGCGGTGTCAGATGCGAGATCATCGATCCGCTGAGCATCTTTTTCGCAGATCCCACACAAACGGACGAGCAAAAGCAGGAGTGGATCATCATTGCATCCCGTGAGAGCGTGAAATCCGTACAAGCGAAGTGTGACGAGGGAATCGATCCCGAAGACATTGTCGCAGACGAGAACGACGACAGGTACAACACGGTCGAGCAGGACGGCGGCAAGCTCTGCACGGTATTGACTCGTTACTTTAGAAAGAACGGCGAGGTCATGTGCGAACAGGCGACAAAGACCGTCGTCATCCGCAAGGCGTTTGCAATCACGCCCGACCTGCAGAGCGCAGGCAAGGCTCTCGGTCTTGAGGAAGATGCACCAAACAACGAGCTTCCCGACAATCACAAGGGGAAAAATCTCAACCCTGAAAGCGTTAAAGCGCACCTGTATCCTGTTGTAGCAGGCTCGTATGAACACAGAGAGCGTAGCATTTACGGTCTTGGCGAGGTCGAGGGCTTGATTCCCAACCAAAAAGCCATCAACCATACGGTGGCGATGAATCTGCTTAACCTGCAGGAGTTTGCGTGGGGCAAATGGATTGTCGCACCAAATGCGCTGAAAGGGCAGAAGATCACGAACGACCCTGCACAGGTGCTTATCGATTACACGGGAACGCAGCAGGGTATTCGCAAGGCGACCGAGCAGGGGATGCAGAGTCAGCCGTTGCAGATGGTAGATGCCTTGATGAATCAGACGAGAACGGTGACAGGCTCTACCGAGGTTATGACAGGCGAAACGCTTGGCGCAGGGATGAGTGGTGCGGCTATCGCACAGCTTCAGTCACAGGCACAGCTCCCCGTCGAGGAACTGAAGGATGCGTTTTGGCTTGTCAAAGAGAAGCAGGGCAAAGTCCTTATGCAGTTTTTCAAGCTGTTCTATCAGGACAAGGAGTTTACCTACACGGAAGAACAGCCGAGCCTTGACGAGATGGGCGCAC